GCTGGTGCCGTAGCGATAGTCGGTGTGGTCGTAGTCCGGCTCGGTGCTGGGCGTGCGGGTGGCTTTCATTGCGCCGGGGATGATGGCGAGGGCCAGGCCGGTGACGGCCGCAGGCGCTTGGCTCTTGCCGACAACGGTGTGGCCGAGCATGCTGCCCCAGCTGCCGCGCACGAGGGCGTTGCGGGCGCGGGCGATGACGACGTAGGTCATGCCGTCTTGCACGCCGGTCAGGTAGAGGCTGGTGGCGGAGCCGCTGGCGGAGGCCGTCTGCATGTTGCCGGCGGTGCTGCCGGCGGGGCCGTAGCTGATGTCGATGCCGCCGGAGTTGATGACGGCTTGGTCGGTGATGGCGGCCCAGCTCACATGGATGCGGCTGAGGATGGTGCCGTCGGCCTGGCGCAGCAGGTGGGTGGTGCCGCTGGCCAGGGTCAGGCCGGTGACGCCGGGCACGCTGAAGGGGTTGGGCAGCGCGGTGTTGGGGGCGGCATCGACGGCGGTGAATTCGGCGTCCGGGTTGTAGATGGAGGCGTCGGTTTCCTTGAGCGTGAGGGTGACGCCGCCGGTTTGTGAAAACTCCCAGGCCAGCACGATGAAGGGCTTGGCGGTCCAGCCGAAGCGCGGCAGGGTCAGGGCGATGCAGTCGAACACCTCGACCGGATAAGCGAGCAGGTTGCAGGGGATTTTGACGGTCAGGCCCTGGCGGGTGTCGCGCATGAGGACGCCGCAGATGTGCTGGGCGTGGTCGGCATTGGTGACACCCTCCAGCGTGATGTCTTGCGGCATCTCCAGGCCGTCGGCCGTGATGTAGGCGTCTGCACGCACCTCGGCGCAGGGGGCGACGACGTAGGCCTGGGCGGCGTCGGCGATGCTGGGTTTGTAGAGGTTGACCAGGTCGGCACGGGAGACGCCGGAGACGATGTCGATGTCGCCCTGCCCGCTGCACCAGTCCTCGGTCAGGGTGGTGACGGGTGGCGTGTAGGTGCCGGCCTTGATGCGCAGCTGCCCGGCGTCCCAGGCCCAGCGGCCGGCCATACTTTCAACGATGTGGCCAAAGGTGGCATCCGGGTTGGCGGCGAGGTTGCAGACGATGTTGCACTGGTAGAGCGGGCGGGTGGTGGTGGTGGTGCTGCCGTCCGGCTTGCGGGTGGTGAAGGCGTGGGTGATGTCGCAGGCGTTGGCCGGCGGGTTGACGCTTTGCAGCTCGGTGCTGGAGCAAGCGCCACCGTTGGGCAGCAGCGCCCAGTCGCGTGCGATCAGGGCTGGGTTTTGGGTCCAGCGGGTGACGCCGTCGCGGGGGTCGAGCACCTTGGCACCGCGCACCACGGCGCTGATGGTGGGCAGGCCGCTGGGGTAGACGTCTTGGTCAAATTCGAGATCGACGACGAGGCAGGCAATACCGGCAAAGCGGTGCTGTGCGGTGATGAGGCTGGGGAACAGCGGGGACAGGACGCTGGACAGGTCTTGGGCAGCGGTACCCAAGTATTTGCGCACGCGGGCTTTGGACTCGCTGCGGCCGCCTTGGTAGCTGATTTGCACCATGCGGCCGACCTGATCCGGGTCGGTGCCGGTCAGTTGCATAACGCCGCCGGACATGACGGCGGTGACCGGCAGGGTCTCATACTCGCGGGTGCTGGCCGTCCAGGCGGTGATGTTGGAGACGGTGGCGCTGCCGAAATTGATGCTGGCGTTGCCGTTGCCGACGTTGTCCAGCGTGGCACCGGCGGCGGCGTAATCGAGGCTGGCTTTGTTGTAGGGCGCGGAGGTGACGTAACCGTCGGAGTCGAGGGTGACGAGCTGGTCGCCGAAGTAGATGTCCTCAATGCCGTCCACCTCGTGCCCGGCCAGCGCGATGACGAGGGTGTAGAACTGGGATTTATCGCCGTGCGTGCCTTTGAACAGGATGCCGTCCACGTTGCGGGCGCGGCCGTAGATGCGGGAGCGCTGGCCGTCGGTGGTAGCGGTCATGACCAGCCTGTCTTTCAGACTGGCGTTGAACTCGTCGCGGGCACGGTTGCGGGCGCTGCGAGACTGGTCGTTGGCGATGACGACGCTGGCAGCGACCAGCGCAGCGGCAACATAGTAATAACCGTATTTCACGGCAACAGCGATCAGAAACGGGATGATTTGCGGCATCAGGCAAGCCTCCAAGCAGCCAGCGCGGCGCTGAAGGGCAGCGACTCAAGGCCCAGCGCGCCGGGTGCGATCCAGTGGCTGCCGCCACAGAGGGCGAGGCTTTGGCGGCCGCCGGTTTCCACCAGGCCGACATCGCCCACACCGGCGAAGGCGGGCGCAATGGCTGCCCCGAAGCGGGTGCTGGCAATGCGGTGCACGCCGCCGAGCTTTTTGAGCAGGCGGGCGGCTTGGGCCTCGGTGGTGTAGCCGCGCAGGTCAGCGGCGGGGTTGCGGCCGGTGATGGCTTCGGCCGCGTCGAAGACGAGCATGCAGCAGTCCTGCGTGCCCCAGGAAAAGGGGCGGTGCCAGCGGACATCGAGGCAGGCTTGCAGGCGGGGTTGCCAATCGGTCAGGCGGGGGGCAGCAGGCAAGGCGATCATGGCGGTCATTGCTTGAAAAACGCGGCGGCGGGCCAGACGTCTTGGTGGGTGGATTGGCTGACCAGGAAGGACAGGGACTTGTCGCCGGGGTGCAAGCGCTGCTGGTCGCCGTCGGTGTAGCGCAGCGGTTTGGGGCGGGCGAAGAAGAGGCCGCGGTGCTCGGCGGTGACGCTGACGACGCAGGCCTCCGCGCCGTGGCTGATGGGCATTTGGTCGAGGGTGCCGGTCCACAGCGGCATGACGTCGACGAGGGCTTGGGTGTCGGGGTCCATCAGCGCGGTGTAGACGGTGACGGCCCGGCCCTGCACTTGCTCGGCCAGGGCCAGCGACAGGTATTCGCTGGGCACGCCGCTCAAGCTGAATTTGAGGCCCTGGATCTCGCCGCCCTGGTTGCGCACGGCGTCGATGCCGACCATGCGGCCGCCGGTGTAGGTGTGGCCGGCGTAGTCGATGTCGACCGCGCAGGTGGCCAGGCGCACGGGGGCGGACATTTGCATTTCAACCAGCAGGGCCAGGGCCAGGCGCTTGCCGAGCAGGGCTTGGCCGGTGGCGCTGAGCGTCCTCATGCATAGACCTCTTCCAAGTCGATTTTGAGGGCGGCCAGCACGCCGCCGCCGTAGTGCACGCGGTTGGAGTTGGCGGGCATGACGAACAGTGCGGTGGGGCGGTCCCATTGCACGGCGGCACCGGCGGCGGTGGCGGTGCGCACCGGCTGCACCAGCGGCACAGTCAGCACGCTGCCGATGGCGCTGCAGGCCTGGAAGCACTGGAACAACTGGGTGCCGACCTTGAAGAAGTCGCCGGCGGCCAAGCTGCCCAAGCTGGCGAGGTAGAGGGTGAGGTCGCCGCGCGCGCTGGTGGCGGCCAAGGTGGGGGTGCCGCGCAGCGTGCCGCGTGGCACCGGGCGCATGAAGTTGCAGATCGCCACGCGGTCCATGCCGCCGGCCAGGCGGTTGAAGAAGGCTTCAGCCTCGCCGCCCAGGTAGTCAAGGGTGGGCGGCAGGCTCAGGCCCAGGCCCCAGCGGGCACCGGGGAATTCAATCGACTCGGTGGCCCCGTTGAAGGGGCTGCGGAACTGGATGGCGCTTTTGAGGCTGGCCCATTCCATGGCGTCGGGGAGCAGGCTGGCGGGGTAGGTGTGGGTGGTCATAGTGGCTTAGCCTGCATAGCCGGGGCGGCGCATGGTGTTCATCATTTCGGCTTTGATTTGCTTTTTTAATTCGGGGACCATGGCGGCCAGTTCGTTGCGGGTGACGCCCGCGCCGATGTTGAAGATGATCGGAGCGGCGGCCGGGCCGGCTTGGCTTTGGGGCTGGACGGTGCCGCCCTGGGTACCGGTCATTAGGTAGTCGCGCCCGCCCATGGTGAGGATCTCGGGGCTGCCGCGCTCGTTGACTGGGTAGAGCCCGCCGGCGGAGACGGGGCCGCCGATGGCACGGCCGCCGCTGATGCCGGCCACGCTGGCGTAACCGCCTTCCGCCGCCACGCCGGTGGCCCCGCTGCTGCCGCCGGCGAAGCTGCTGATCAGGGAGGACAGCAGTTGGCTGGTGGCCTGCCGGGCTTGGATGCGGATGATGTCCGCAATGATGGAGTTGGCCAAGCTGCTGAAGTTCAACTTGCCGGTCATGGCGAAGTTGACGAGGGCGTCTTCCATGCCTTTGGTGGCATTGCCCCAGACTTGCGCGGTTTGGTCGGCCATGTTGGCGGCGTCGTCGCGGTAGTTGGCCATGGCTTCGCTGATGCCGGTCATCCAGTCGCCTTGCTTGGCGCTGATGGCGCTGGTGCGGGCGTTGTACAGCTCGACCTCTTGGGCGTAGGTGTCGGTGACGATTTGCAGGTAATCGTCGTACTGGGCTTTGGTGATTTGGTTGTTGCGCAGGTCGCGCTCCAGGCCTTGGCGCTGGGTGGTTTGTTTGTCTTCGATGCCGTTCAGGCCGGCATTGTTGGCACGGGCTTTGTTGCCTTGGCCGATGCCGGCCACCTCACGGGCGTTTTGGGTTTGGACGGTGGCGAGGTAGGTTTGCGCGGCGATGCTGGCGTCGAGGTAGCTTTGTTTGACTTTGTCGAGTGCGGTGGCTTTTTCGGTATCGAGGACGATGGTGTCGATGACCGCAGACGTCTGCACTTTGGCGAGCGCAGCGCGGGCGATGCCGATGGCTTTTTCGTTGTCAATGCGGTCTTTGCCGGCCAGCTTTTCGCGGCTGAGCCGGGCGATCTCGTCGAGCAGGGTTTGCTCTTGGGCGCTGGCGTTGAGGCGCAGAAAGCCGAGCTTGGCGTCGTAGTACTCAGCGTCCGAGATGAGGGCGGCGCTGTGCTGGGCTTGCATCAAGCGCTCGGCCCCGGCGAAGGCGTCGGCCTGGGCTTGGCCGCCGGTCTTGATGCTGCTGATGTCGAGGGCGAGTTGGGCTTTGGCTTCGGCGTGGGCTGTGGCCGCTGCGGCTTTGGCCCCAGTGTCGCCCTCGGCCCCGATGAAGCCGCGCACCGCTTTGGCCAGCTTGGGGTCGGGCTCGGGTTTGACTTCGACCGGCTTATTTTTGGCGGCGGTCAGCTTGTCTTGCAGGGCAGTGATTTTGGCAGTGACTTCGGTCACTTGGGTGTTGATGTCGGCCATAGCACGCTTGGAGAAGAAGCCGCCCATGCTGCGCTCGTCGTACTCTTTGCGCTTTTGGTTCAGCTCATCTAGCTCGGTGCCGAGCGCTTTGAGCTTGTTGGCGTCAGAGGTGAATTCGTCGGTGAAGACAAAAGCACCAAAGCTGCCGAGCAGGGTCCAGGCAGCGGCCAACTTGCCGGATTCCTCATAGGCGCGCAGCACGGCGGCGGCGATGCTGTTCAGCGCGGGCAGCATTTCACCGGCCATCTTGGTGCCCAGGCCAGCGGTAACGGCTTTGAATTCGGTGAACTGGTCGTTCAGGGCATCGGCGTTGCTGGCCAGCTCTTGGGTGATACCGCTCAAGCGCTTGCCTTTGTCGATCATCTGCCCGATGGCGTCGGCCCCTTCCGCCAGCACAGGGGCGGCACTTTCCCAGCTTTTGCCCAAAGCAGCAGCACCGAGGGCGGCACGGGTTTGGGGGTCGTCGATGGCGCGGAAGATTTCAGCCAGTTGTTTGAACGCTTCAATCGGGTCTTTGGCGGTGACGCCCAGGGCGCGGAACTTCTCCGGGTCGGTGCCGATGTTCTTGGAGAGCTTGTTGATGGAGGCAGCCAGGCCGTCCAGGTCGGTGCCGGATTGTTGGGCGGCGAGGCTCAGGCCGCTGAGGTCTTCGACGCTGATGCCGGTCTTTTTGCTCAGGTCGTTGAGGTTGTCGGCGACGTTGATGCTGTTGGCGA